TTCGCCTCACCGGCCAAGGCCTGCAAGCCGTGCGCGAGCTGCTGGACGTGTACGAGCAGACGCTGGAAGGGCTGACTGAGCGCGAGACAGTCGAGGTGATGATTGCCACCCGGGATCTCGTGGCCCGAACGCTGCGCGACGGCAAGCCGGGGATTCGGCTGCAGGGGGTGGCCGCATGACCTGCCGCATCTGCGAAAACCTGCCCGAAGGCCAGCGCCACCTGAGCGCCGGTTGCGCGCTGTGCGCCACGGCGCCCACCGATCAAGACCCGAGCAAGAACGCCATGGCCGCTGTCATCGAAGTGGCCGCCCCGTGGTGGGAGAAGGCCGGGAAATGGTGCTGCGCATGTGGCCGGCACGGCCACCTGGCCCACGACTGCAACCAGGGGAGGGGCCGGCGATGAGCAATTGCGAAGACTGCACGGCTGCAATGTCCAACCCGCGTTGGGGCGGATACCACGCGTCATGCAGCGAATGCTCAGCAAGGGCCTTGGCGCGGTCGCCAGACAGCTTTAAGAGCATGGCTGATGGGGTGATGACGGTGGGCTACAAAAAAGCGCTTAGGGACGTTTTTGGCGATGACTGGCGCGACGGGCACAAGCGGGTCCGGGAATGGGCGCAAAGGTTGGCGGGATGACCGTGGCGGTCTACGCGTTTCCGCTCAAAACGGTGCCCGGCCTGAATGCCCGTGAACATTGGCGGGCAAGGGCAAGGCGAGTCAAAGCCGAACGCGCCGCGACTGCGCTTGTTGTGCGGCCGTTTGCTGTGCCAGCGACCGTGCGGCTGGTGCGGCTGTCGTCGGCGCTGTGCGATGACGACAACTTGCCCGGCGCGCTCAAGGCGGTACGGGACGAGATTGCAAAATTATGCGGCGTTGGTGATGGACCCAGCGACCCAATCAGATGGGTTTATGGGCAGGAGCGGTGCAAGCGCGGAACATTTGGGGTGCGGGTGGAGATCACCTAAAAAAAACGGTGTGCCAACAAAAAACAGTTGCATTCAACACCCGGTGGGTGCATAATACATACATGGACAGCAAGGAGCGGTCCAGCAAACCAGGAAAAACACCATGAACACCGTCACCGTCACTCTGTCCAGCCGCTACAGCAACAAGACCACTACGGTTCGCGCCAAGACCCGTCCGACCCTTTCGGGTGAATGGGTTATGGCTGAAATTAGCCGAGATCAGTTGAATCGAGCAGCAAAACGCTGCTGCTACGCTGGCAATGATTGGCCGCGCGTTGTCGGAAGCCCGGAAGGCTTCTCATTGGACGCATGGGAACCAACGGGAAAAGGCGGATTGAGCGCGATCAGGCGAGTCGCCCCCTAATTTTTTGCGCCCGTAGCTCAGTGGATAGAGCGACGACCTTCTAAGTCGTGGGCCGCTGGTTCGATTCCAGCCGGGCGCACCAAACAACCAAACAGCACATGACCCCCCCAGAAATCACCAGGGCTCGCACCAAAGCGGGCCACACACAAACGCAGGCCGGGATGACCGTTGGCGTCTCCATGCGATGCTGGCAGAACTGGGAGGGGGGGCAGAGACAGATGCCGCACTCCGCATGGGAGCTGTACCTGCTCATGACTGGGCGGCATGAAACGCTGAGGATTGTGGAGAAATGCAATGGGTAACCCGTTCAGCCTGGGGAACACGTTCAAGCCGATGAACGTGGCTGGCATCAAAAACAGCCGGTTCATCGAGCCGCACGACTGCGAAGAGATCGCAGAATGGCGTGTGAAATACGCCAACGCCGAAAAGCTTGCCAAGGACATCGGCGACATTCCGCTGGGGTTCCGTGCGTTTTGCCTTCTTGACGGAAAATTCATCTTCGGCGACTTCATCGAGGCACTGATCGTGCGCAACAACTGGGATTGCGAGGAGCTGACCATCAGCACCCTGAGCATGTCCCAGGACAATGTGGACAGCTTGGCCAACCTGCTGAAAGGCGGGTTCCTGCGGCAGTTGAATCTAATCGTGTCTCACTACTATTTTGCGAATGAGCGCGCAGGCCTGATGCCGTACCTGTACGACCGGCTGGACATCAATGATGCGCTACAGGTAGCCGTGGCCAGCGTTCACACCAAGATCGCCATGATCCGCACAACCTGCGGCAAGAAAATAACGATCCATGGCAGCGCAAATCTGCGCACCAGCTCGAATATTGAGCAAATCGTGGTTGAGCATAGCCCGACGCTGTTCGACTTTTGCGCTCAGACGCATCATGGCATCATTGAGGCCTACAAGACTATCAATAAGCCGGTGCGCCGCACTGCGTTGTGGTCTGCCGTTCTTGGGGATGGATCATGTCAAGCGGATCAAACGGAGGCGGAAAGTCCAGCCGACTCAAAGCATACTTTGCCAACAAAACCCCGGCGCAAGGGAGGCGCCCACAGCGCAAGTCGTAAAGCGGGCATCTGATGGCCCGACCGTCTAAGCTGAGCCCGGAACAATGGGGCGAAGTTGACAAGCGCCTAGCTGCTGGCGACGGCGTTCGCGCTGTGGCCAAGTTTTTTGGTGTCAGCCCTGCCACAATAAGTAAACGAGGTGTTTCGCAACAAAGTGAACGCGTCAAAACTGTTGCGAAACAATTGGCTGTTGCCCAATCTGCGCTGGCAGAATTGCCGCTGACGCAACAGCACATTGCAGTATCTCTGGCGGACAAGCTGCGCAACATCAGTTCAAACATGGCCGTTGCCGCCGAACATGGGTCTGTGACCGCATCGGCCCTGCATGGAATTGCAAGGCGTCAAGCCGAGAAGATCATTGTGGCGCTGGAAGAAAACCCGGAAGCCGACCCGATGGATCATCAGGACAAGTTGCAAGCAATTGCGGGGCTGACGAAGATCGGGAATGACGCTGGCGCATTGGCCATGGGGCTGATGAGCGCGAACAAGGGTGCGCCGCCGCCAGGTGAAGACCCGATCAAAACGCTTGACAATGAGGCATTGGAGGCGCGGATTTCGGCGCTGAAAGCAAAGATTGACAATGCCGGCTAATCGCGTAGAGCTCGAAGAACTCGCATTGCTGCTCGAGGAAAAAGCGGCGCGGATGAAGGCGAATCGTTACCGCACTGTTTTTAATACGCTGTATAGCTGGCAAATGGAATTCATAGCGGCAACGACGCTTTATTCGCAGTGCTGTTTGATTGCAGCAAACCGAATTGGCAAAACGTATTCAGGCACATACATTGACGCGATCCACGCGCTGGGCGAATATCCAGACGATTGGCCGGGGCACAGGTTTGACCATGCGCCGCTGATTTGGTGCCTTGGCTACAGCGGCGAAAAAACACGCGATCTGCTGCAAGAGCTGCTGGTCGGACGGAAAAACGGCGACAAGTTCGACGGCGGCCTGATTCCGGCTGATCGCATCATCGGGTACGAGTCGATGACCGGAACGCCGAACGCAGTTCGCACGTTGCGGGTCAAGCATAAAAGCGGCGATACCGCGCGCATCCAGTTTTGGAGCTACAGCCAAGGCCAGCATGCGCTCATGGGCGATGCCGTGGACTGGTTCCATGTCGACGAGGAACCGCGAGACGCCTCGATCTACCCCCAGGTTTTGGTCCGCACCGCGTCAGGCGACAAAGGCCGGGGAGGGCGTGGGATTTTAACGTTCACGCCTGAAAATGGACGCACCGACCTTGTAATTCAGTTTATGGATAATCCCAGCCGAGCGCAGTTTGTTATGCAAAAGGGGTGGGATGATGCGCCGCACTTGAATGACAAGGTGAAACAAGACCTGCTGGCCAGCTTCCCGGCCCATCAGCGCGAAATGAGAACCAAGGGCGTGCCGATGCTTGGGCACGGGCGGATTTACGATTTGGCGGAAGAGGATATTACCTGCCAGCCGTTTGCCATCCCGCCTCACTTCCGCGTCATCAACGGCATGGACTTTGGTTTTGATCACCCCCAATCGCAAGTGCAACTGGTGATTGATGCTGATGCCGGGATGTTTTACCTGACCAAAGCTTGGAAAGCGTCAAAGATGAGCCCGGCGCAGGCTTGGGGCGCCGTCAAGTCCTGGGCGAATATGGTGCCGACAGCTTGGCCGCTTGATGGACTACAAACTGAAAAAGGCAGCGGGAAACAACAAAAGTCTTACTATGTCGAAGCGGGGTTCAAGCTGCTTGGCGGCCATGCAACATGGCCTGATGGGTCAAACGGGGTAGAAGCTGGGCTATTTGAGCTGCGAGATTTGATGATGCAGGGCCGCTTCAAAGTGTTTGCAGGGCTGCGCGATTTCTTTGAGGAATTTTTGCAGTATCATCGCGACGAAAAAGGGGCGATTGCAAAGGTTCGTGATGACATACTCGATGCGGTGCGGTATGCGTACATGATGCGGCGTTTTGCGATTGCCTACGGCGACGCGGGGAAGCCGGCCAAACCAATTGAATTCACCCCAATCCCCACCCGCTCGGCCTTTGCTGGGCATCGATAGGCTTTGAGGAAGCTCCCCAGCGTTGTAAACTTGCGCCATCGGCCGCCATCGCGGCCCGCTGAGTACCCGAGTAGCCAGCAGCTCATGCGCCCATCTTGGGGATGACATGGCTATCAGCAAAGCCGAAAGGCTCGCGGCGGTACATCAAAATGCCCTGAGCGGGTTCGACAAAGTGCAAGCGGCGCTCAGGGATGAGCGACTGCAATGCCTGCAAGACCGGCGTTTTTACAGCATCGCCGGGGCGCAGTGGGAAGGCCCAATCGGGCAGGAATTTGAAAACAAAGTTCGTTTCGAGTTCAACAAATCCCACTTGGCCGTCATTCGGATTTTCAACGAGTACCGCAACAACCGGATTTCCGTCGATTTCACACCCCGCGACGGCGCGAGTAATCCGGACTTGGCCGACACTTGCAACGGGCTTTACCGCGCCGACGAGCAGGACTCAGGCGCCCAAGAGGCTTACGACAACGCTTTTGAAGAAGCGGTGGGCGGCGGCTTTGGCGCCTGGCGCGTGAGTGCGGCTTATGAAGACGACGAGGACGATGACGATGCAAAACAGTGCATCCGAATTGAGCCAATCTTCGATGCCGACACGTCTGTTTATTTCGACCTGAACGCAAAACGGCAGGACAAAGCCGACGCGACCGAATGCTGGGTTTTGTCGTCGATGACGCATGAAGCGTTTGAAGACGAGTATGGCCACAAGCCCAGCACTTGGCCGAAGTCCGTATATCAACGCCAGTTCGACTGGTACACGCCCGATGTAGTGTATGTGGCGGAATACTACAAAGTCGAAAATATCAAGGAAACAGTCCACGTTTACCGGGGCCTAGACGGCACGGAAGAAAGCTACCGCAACGCTGATTTCAGAGATGACGACAAGCTTGAGGAAACTCTGAAGGCTTCAGGCTGGCGAGAGATTCGGCAGAAGAAAGTGACACGCAAGCGCGTTCACAAATACATTTTGAGCGGCAACGGTGTGGAGGATGATTGCGGGTATATCGCCGGCAAGAATATCCCCATCATCCCGATGTACGGCAAGCGCTGGTTTGTCGATAACGTTGAGCGCTGCATGGGTCATGTGCGGCTGGCCAAAGACGCGCAGCGGCTCATGAATTCGCTGCTGTCGTGGCTGACCGAAATGGCTGCGCGGTTTGACATCGAGAAGCCCATCATGTCGCCCGAGCAGCTGCTGGGCCATGCATCGATGTGGGCTAATGACAACGTGGAGCGCTACCCGTATCTGCTGGCCAATCTGCTGCGCGATCAAAACGGCGAGCTGATCCCCGGATCGAATGCCCCTGTTGCCTACACCCGGGCGCCCAACGTTCCGCCAGCCATGGCCGCGCTGATTCAGATCGCCGGCCAGGCGCTGGACGACCTGCTTGGCAATCCGCAGGCGGGCGAACAGATTCAGCCAAACATTTCCGGCAAAGCCATCGAACTGATTCAAAATAGGCTTGATATGCAGGCCTATATCTACATGAGCAATATGGCCAAGGCCGTCAAGCGCTCCGGCGAGGTCTGGCTGTCGATGAAAAAAGAAACGGTCTATGAAGAAGGCCGGCGCATGAAAACAATCAGCTCTGACGGCACCGTGGGAAGCGTCGTGATGCGCCGACCGATAATTGATGAAAAGAGCGGCGCCATGGTCTTTGAAAACGATTTGGACGACGCGAATTTCGATGTTTACACCGATGTCGGCCCATCATCGATTTCGCAGCGCAGCGCAACCGTGCGGGCTCTGTCAATGATGCAGCAAAACACCGCCGACCCGACCGACCAAAAGATTCTTAGCTCCACGATCATGATGAACATGGAGGGCGAGGGGCTGCGAGATGTGAACGCCTATTACCGCAAACAGCTGGTGCAAATGGGCGTAGTGCAGCCAACCGCCGAAGAGAAGGCAGAACTCGAGGCCGCCCAGGCGCAACAGCAGCCAGACCCGCAATCAGCCGCACTGCTGGCCATGGCTGAAGAGTCTCAAGCAAACGCTGCACTTGGCCGGGCCAAGACGGTGGACACCATTGCCGGGGCCGACCTCAAGCGCGCGCAGACCGCAAAGACTTGGGCTGACGCCATGGGGCAAGAGCATCAAAAAATGCTGGCCAGCGCCGAAACGCTGCAAAAGCTGCTGGCTCAGCCAGCGCCTGGGCAATTGCAATTGCGCCCAGAAATTTGACAGTGATAAACTATCGCAATCATGGTGTAAACAGTTGCACTTTATGAAAGGCGCCCACATGGCAGACGTTGAACCCCTGGAAGACCTGGAAGCAGACCCCGCGCCGACTGACGGCGAGCAGATCGCCCCGGAAGATGCCGCAGCAGGCGCGCAAGGCGCAGGCGATGGTGCGGGCGAAGATGCCGCCGACGCTGATGAGGTGGTCTACAGTTTTGGCGACGACGATCCGCCGCAAGTGGACCCGGAAGAAGAGCGATCACCGGTCATCCGCGACATTCGCAAAGCTCAGCGCCAGGCGGTGCGTGAGCTGCGCCGTGTGGAGCAGGAAAAGCGCGAGCTGGCTGCCGAGCTGGAGCGTGTGCGCGGCGGCGGCGCCGGCAATGCGCCGACGACCTTGGGGCCAAAGCCGACGCTTGAAAATCCAACCGGCAACGATGCCGACGCCTACGATCAGGACAAGTTTTCGGAGGCTCTGGAAAAGTGGCACGACCAAAAGCGCGCCCTGGACGACGCCGCCCGCCAGCGCGCAGAAGCCGCGCAAAAGCAGAACGACGAATGGCAATCCCGGCTGAACAGCTACGGCAAGGCCAAAGCATCACTCAAGGTGGCTGACTTTGATGACGCTGAATCCATCGTTCTAGACAAGTTCAGCGTGGTGCAACAAGGCGTGATTCTGAAGGGCGTGCGCGACCCCAAGACCGCCGCCGAATTCATCTACGCCCTGGGTAAGAACCCGAAAAAACTCGCAGAAATTTCAAGCCTCACCGACCCGGTGGAATTTGCTGTCGCGGTGGGTGAACTGAAGGGCCAAATGAAAGCCATCTCACGAAAAGCGCCGCCGCCGCCCGAATCCCGCCCGCGTGGCTCTGCGCCGCTGTCTGGTGCGGTGGATGGCGAATTGCAACGGCTGCAGGCTCAGGCCGCCAAAACTGGCGACTACACCAACGTGACAGCCTATATCCGCAACAAGCGGCGCGCGGCCTGATTGAGTTTGCCGGCATTGCCGGCGCAAAGATTCGCCCTCTTTGACGGGCAGTGATTAGGCGGCCTCCATCCGGCCCTGAGCGGATGAGTAAACCAACACGGCGCAAGCCGTGGCGACTAACTCATCCTCATAGGAGCCAAAATGGCGACCGCATTTACCCAACAAGAAACCGTCCTGTTCAACGAGCTGATGGCCGGCTTTGACGATGGCCTGGTCATCGCTCGCAACGTCTCGACCGTCAAGCTCGACCCGATCATCCTGGAGCGCTCGCAAGGCACCCAGTTCTGGCGCCCGCAGCCGTACATCAGCACCACGGTGGACGGCGCAGCCGGCACCGACATTTCCTCGAGCTTCACCGACGTAACGCAACTGTCGGTGCCCATTGGCCTGGGCTACAACAAGTCCGTGCCGTGGCAGATGACCGGCAACGACTTGAACGACGAGCTGCAGCGCACCCGCAAGTATCAAAGCGCCCTGCAAGCCCTCTCGACGCAGATCAACATTTCATGTGCCAACGTGGCCGGAATCTATGGCTCGTTGGTGGTCAAGCGTACCGCTGCCGCTTCCGGCTTCGACGACCTGGCTGCCGCTGACTCGCTGATGACCGAGCAGGGCCTGAATATGGACGGAGGCCGGCGCGTGGCTTTTCTGCACGCCCGCGACTACAACAGCATGGCCGGCAACCTTGCCAAGCCCGCGACCTCGGCTAACCCGAAGGTCAATCCAGCCTATGAGAAGGCCTACCTCGGCCCCGTCAGCGGCTTCGACACCTACAAGGCCGACTACACATACAACCTGGCGCTCAAGGCCGGCGTGACGGTGACGGTCAATGGTGCGAACCAGTACTACACCCCCAAGGCGACCAGCACCGCCAGCACGGGCGAAGTGCAGAACGTGGACAACCGGTTCCAGACCTTGCCGATCACCGTGACCAGCGGCACCGTGAAAGTGGGCGACCGTTTCACCATTGCCGGCGTGAACGCCTGCCACCACATCACCAAGACCGACACCGGCCAGCCCAAGACCTTCACAATCACGGCCATCGTGACTGGCGCAGGCGGCACCGGTACCGTGCAAATCAGCCCCCCGATCATCTCGGCTGGTGGCGCCACCCAGGCGGAAAAGGAATACCAGAACGTCACCGCCACGCCAGCCAACGGCGCAGCCATCACCTTCCTGAACACTGTTTCCGGCAACGTGGCCCCGTTCTTCGACGCCCGCGCCATAGAACTGTTGCCCGGGCGTCAGGGGCTGGACGAATCGATGATGAGCGCTGGCGCTACCGCGATCCGCAGCACTTCGGAGCTGGGCATTGAAGTTGTGCTCTACAAGTTCTTCGACATCAACAAAAAGATGTTCAAGTACCGGGCTGATGCGCGCTGGGGCGTTGGCATGACGAACACCGAAATGGGCGGCGTGCTCCTGTTCAACCAGACTTGATGACATGCGGGCCGGTCGGCAACGACTTGGCCTTCCATCACAACCGCTGAACAGGATTGCATCCATGAACGAATACCCCCGTATGCTCTATTGGGCGCCCGGCCCAGAGCCCATTCACGAAGGCTTTTTTGCGTGTCGCATCGTCGGCGACGCCAGCGAGTGCGATGCCGCTGTGGCCGAAGGCTGGGCGCTCACTACGCCCGAAGCGCTGGCTGCAAAAGAGCAGCGCGAAGCTGCGCTGGCTGCCCAATCTTCGGCGCCTGTGTTCGACCGCGCTGCCCTGGTAGCCCAGGCCGAAACGCTGGGTATCAAAGTGGATGGCCGCTGGTCTGACAAAAAGCTCAATGACCTGATTGCCGCCGAGCTGGAGCAATAGCCATGGGCTGGACCAAGCGCCAACTCATCCAGCAGGCTTTTTCCGGGTTGGCGCTGGCCGGCTACAGCTTCGACATCACGCCGGAGGAAGAGCAGGACTCGCTATGCCTGCTTGATACCATGATGGCCACATGGGACGCGCAAGGAGTGCAGCTTGGCTACGCCTTGAGCGCTGATCCGGATGATTCGGACGTGTCAGCGGATTCGGGCCTGCCACTCTACGCCGTCGAGGCCGTTTACAGAGCGCTGGAGATTCGCATCGCATCCGGCAAGGGCAAGCAGATTCCTGCCAGCACGCAGATTGCGGCAAGCCGGGCTTATGCCGCGATGGCATCCAAGCTCGTCAGCGACCAGACACGGCCTCAGCAGATTGCATCCGGCACGCCACTTGGCGCCGGCCTTAAAACATGGCGGCGCAGCGGCTCGCCGTTCGCGGCCACACCCAACACTGCCCCGGTACAGGTTTCGCCTGACGGGGGCATCGATTTCCTAGGGGGCTGAATGTCATCCATCGACAAACTGAGTCGTGTCACCAGTGTCACCGGGGCTGACCTGCTACCGCTGTTCTCCGGCTCCATTGGCCAGGACGCAGCGGCTACGCTATCGGTGCTGGCGACCTGGCTGCAAACGCAATTGAGCGCATCGGGCGCCTATCTCACTCAGTACGCCGCGCCAGCCGCAACCGGATTTGGCATCACTGTGGCGCCCATCACCATCGGCCAAAGCGTTTGGCTACTGCTGACGCCCGCAGCCGGCTATGCAGCCGGGACGTTGACGCTACCGGCCCAGGCCTCTTGTGTAGATGGCCAGGAGGTCATGGTAAGCAGCACCCAGGCTGTGACCACGCTGACGGTGGGCGGCAACGGCTCCACGGTCAACGGTGCCCCTTCCACGCTTGCGGCCAATGGCTTTTTTCGCCTGCGCTTTGATGGCGTTTTTAAGGCCTGGTATCGCGCCGGCTAACTCGCAAGGATCATCCAATGACAATCGCATCCCCATTCCAGCCGGTGCGCGGCGGTAGCAAAAAGGTCACGGCGACCACCACCTCGCAAACGGTTGCGTTTGGCGCTGGGCAGAAGTCTCTGCGCGTGCTCAATGCTGGCGCCGTGGTGACGTACTTCCGCACCTTCGACAGCACGGATGCCGCCGACGCCGCGATTGCCTGCACCAGTGCCGACACCCCGGTAGGCGCAGCCGGCTCGGCAAGTTCCACGCTGACGATTGAAAAGCCAGATCGCCACAACAGCGTGGCCTATTTGGCCGACTCAACTACCTCGGTCGTCTATTTCCAACCCGGCGAGGGCGGCTGTTGAGCCGCTGAGAGGACTACATCATGACGACCCTTGCAAGCGGCTCACAAGCCAGCGTCACCATTCCGGCTGGCGCTGTGCTGGTCATCCCAGCCGGCACCGGGTTGGTGACATTCAATACCCCGCCCATGTCGGCGCAGCCTCAAACCATCGGGCCGGCGCGCACCACGATTGGTCCATTTCAAGCATCGGTCACGGTCAACATTCTGGCGACTTCGGGGGTGGAGTATTTCGTTGGGCCGCCTCAATGGAGCAACAGGTATACATGGGCAAGCCTCCCGCCCGCCGCATCTGTTGCGCCATACACAGAGGCTTTTGTCGTTGACTTCGGGGTTTTGTTTTACACTGACGGAGCATATTGGCGCCCGGTTGGTGGTCGCGCGCTACTGTCAAATCAATTGACCGACATTACCATGGCAGTAAATGCCGCCGAACAGGTTCTGTGGTCGTATTCAATTCCTCCGGGGCTGGTGTTCCCCGGTGCAAGCTTGGAGTTTCAATTCAACGGCGAAAAACTCGGCGGAGTTGCAGACACTTTTACGTTCCGCATAAAAATCAACGGAAATACCCTCACCAGTCCCTCATTCGCTACAACAAATATTGCATTCGGGGCTACAAATAGATTTCAGCGCACATCAGCCACGACCGTGCGCAAGCTCGGCGGTGGTGGAGCAACTATCCTGGCGCCGCTCGCATCAGTCAGCACTGCAGCACGGGTCGCGGCTGTCGGGACACAGGACATGGACACAGCCAGCAACACGATCCAGGTAACCGGCCAAATGACCACGGGCGGCACTGAATATTGCATTCTCTCCGGGTTTCAGTGTTTCCTGGCCGGATAATGTCGCAAATCTCCATCATTTCAGGCATTTACACCGACAACGGCGCGCCTGACTTTCGGGCTTCTTACCCCCGAAATTACATCCCCGTTCCGCTCAAACAAGGGATCAGCTCGGGGTATTTGCGCCCGGGCGATGGGGTGACGCAAGTGGGCACAGGCCCCGGCATTGATCGTGGCGGCATCAACTGGAATGGAACGCTTTATCGCGTGATGGGGTCCAAGCTTGTGCGGGTCAACTCTGACGGGTCCGTCAACATCATCGGGGATGTTGGTGCGGGCGGCCCCGTGTCGATGGATTACAGCTTTGACCGGCTGGGTATCGCATCGGGCGGGCGTCTGTACTACTGGAGTGGCGCAGCACTCACCCAGGTGACCGACCCCGACCTGGGGGTGGTCATCGATATGCGTTGGATCGATGGGTATTTTCTGACGACTGACGGGACCAATTTGGTCACATCAGACCTTGCCGACCCGGCCAGCATCAACCCTTTGCATTACGGTTCCGCCGAAGCCGACCCGGACCCTATCAAAGCCGTGGACGAGCTGCGAACCGAGGCTTACGCTTTCGGGCGCTACACGGTCGAGGTTTACCAAAACATAGGCGGCACAGGATTCCCATTTCAGCGGGTCGAGGGCGCCCAAGTTGGCAAAGGCATCATCGGCACACACGCCTATTGCGCTCTTGGTGACACCTTCATGTTCCTGGGCTCAGGGCGCGGCGAGGCGCCCGCTGTCTATCAGATGGTGCCCGGCAATGTGCAAAAAGTCAGCACCCGCGAGATTGACCAGATTCTTCTCGGGTACACCGAGGCGCAGCTAGCCGCTGTCTGTATGGAGACGCGGGTGGACAAAAACCACCAGCATGTGCTTTTGCACCTGCCTGACCAGTGCCTGGTCTATGACACCATTGGCTCCCAAGCTATGGGCGAGCAAGTGTGGTTCACATTGGATTCGGGCGCCATTGCGCCCGCTACTTACCGAGCACGCGGGCTGGTGTGGTGCTACGACCAATGGAACGTGGGCGACCCGACAAGCGCCGCACTCGGAAAGCTGACCAGTGATGTCTCCACGCACTATGGCCAGGCTATAGGCTGGTCGTTTGGAACCATGGTGCTTTACAACGAAGGCAACGGCGCTATCGTGCATGAGCTTGAGTTGGTATGCCTAACCGGGCGCGTTGCGCTCGGCGCTGAACCTGTCATCTGGACCCAGTACTCTCTAGACGGCCAGACATGGAGCCAGGAGCGTGCCACCCGGGCAGGGCGGCAGGGCCAGCGGATGCTGCGCATTTGCTGGCGATCGCAAGGCAAATTGCAGCACTGGCGCGTGCAGCGCTTTCGTGGCAGCAGTGACGCTCATCTGTCGGTGGCCAGGCTTGAGGCTCAGATGGAACCGCTGTTCCTCAAGGGTTGACCATGGCCGATACCGTCACCGTTAAAACCCAAAAGCTCACACGCGAGCAAATTGCCTCAGCGCTAGGTGGAAACCCGCGCGCGATCAAGTTGTTTGAATCGCTGCTGTCTGATGTGGGTGTGACCCTGCCGGATGCCACACAGCAAGCCATTGACACAGCCGATGCCGCAAAGATCGAAGCAGACGCGGCCCAAGTGCTGGCAACTACAGCGGCGGCCACGGCAAGCGCAGCACAGGCGGCGGCAGCCGCTGCCCAGGCTACAGCCACGGCAGCACAAGCTGACATAGACGCAACCCAGGCGCAGCAGCTTGTGACGGCAGCCGGCAGCGCCTTGCTACCCAATTCACGGGTGCTGACAGCCGGCACAAACACCACCGTTGACACGGCAACGCCGGGGCAAATCAAGATCAACGCGACAGGCGGATCAGGTGGGGGTGGCGCTCCACTTTTGCCATTTGGCCCGGCCATCCAATACGCAAAAAACGCTTATGTTGCGGGATGCGCTTTTTCGGCTACAAAAGCGGTTCTTTGTACGGAGTCTGGGTCAACAAGCACATATATTTTTGACAGAACTACCGGGCTATGTACAGCAACCGGAAACCTAAATTCAATCCCATTGTCTTGCGGGGCCAGAATGTGTTTGGGGCCAGACGGGAATGTATATTATTTTTACACAAATGCTACAGACGTACTAAATGTAGAGAAATACGATATTTCAACAGGGGTTTGGTCACTAAAAGCCACCACATTCCCTACGGGATACAACAACGGAAAATCTATACTACTAACTTCCGGACCGAGTGCGGGTAAAATAGCGGTGTTTTGTTCTGGGTCTGCTACAGCTACGCTTTATGCATACGACACTGCGACGGACACCAAATCAGCAATCAGCACATCTTCCCCGCTTACTTCTGGCGTGTGGGCAAGCGCCTGCCTACTCGGGACTGGGAAAATTTTGTTTTGCGGCCAAAATGCTAGCACTCTAGCTTATTTATTCGACCAATCCACCCTTACTTTTTCATCTGCGGCAAATATGCCATCATCAGTTTGGCAGCATTCCTTGGAAGTAAACCAAGCTGGCGATGCGGTATTTATTGGCGGATATGGTCGCGGGCGGGGCATATGGACTTATAAGGCTGCAGACGATTCATGGCAAGACATGGGAGACATTTTGCGGTTTGATCGCAGCATTTGCCCTGCCTGCATTAAATGGCCAGATTACACACTGATGCTTGTTGGCGGCGGATCGGCAACCGCTGAAGTTTGGTCTTTGGCGAATTTTTGATTCGCGGCTACAATTCCCGTAACTCGCCCCGGCCCAATGCCTGGGCCGCTGAGTTCCTTGAGCCGCCAGCAGCTCACACAACCCCAATTGGGAGATGTGATGCTGACATTGAAGCCGCTGGCGGCTGACGGCGCAGAGCTGGCCGCGATCTACGCTGACCCTTGGGTGGCCAAGGTTGGGCATGATGACCGTGCCGCAGCCCCCGTCATCCACCCCCTCACCCTGTATCTCGGCGCCTACGTCTACGGCGCTTTGGTGGGCGCGTTTTTATTGATCCGCTTCAGCCGGCGCGAAATTGAGATCCACTCTCTGCTGCAACGCGAGGCGCTGCCCTGGTGCCGCAAGCTGGGACGCCTGTGCATTGGGGCTGCATTTGCTGATCCCGATGTAACGCGAGTTACGGCAAACATCATCGAGGGGCTTGAGTCGGCCCGGAACTACTGCCTAAAGCTCGGTTTTGTGGCCGAAGGATTCCGGCGTGACGCCGTGATGCTTGGCGGACGGCTGGTGGGCGTGTATGTGCTCGGGCTGATCCGGCAAGACTGGGAGACTACGCAATGAGCTTCATCAGCGATGCCCTGGGTGACGTTGGTAAAACCGCCAGCTACCTGACCGGCGCCGGGCAAAAGGCTGATGCTGCCACGGCTGCATCACATGCGCAAACAGCCGCAGCTCAGCAAGGCATCGGCCAATGGCAGGACGCCATCAAGGCCTTCACCGATTCGCTGAACCCCTACGCGCAATCCGGACTGCAGGCGCTCTCGGCTCAGTCCGACCTCATGGGGCTGAACGGCAACGGGGCGCAGGGGGCCGCAATCAACAACTTGCAAAAGTCGCCCTTGTTTACTTCAGCGATGCAGCTGGGCGACCAAAGCATTTTGGCCAACGCCAGCGCGACGGGCGGACTGCGCGGCGGGAATACTCAAGCTGCGCTTGGGCAGTTTGCGCCGCAGCTGCTGTCCCAGTTCATCCAGCAGCAGCTTGGTGGCCTGGGTGGCTTGCGGTCGGCAGGGCAATCGGCGGCTGGCGGCATCGGGGAAGCAAACCTGCAAGGCGCGTCCAGCATTGCCAACCTTCTGGGGCAGCAAGGCGCGGCCAAGGCTGGATCACTCTTGGCGCAGGGGCAAGCCTCTGGCGACGGAATTGGCACGCTGTTCAAAGTGGCTGGCGGGTTGTTTGGATTTTGAGGACCGATCATGCCCATTCAACCCATTGACTACGGCAACATGGCCGGCACTGACCCGCTGGCTGAGTTCACTGCCGGACTGCAAGGCATCAAGCAGATTCAGGACATTTCACGCCAGCAGGCCATGCAACGGCAGTACGCCACCGATGCTCAAAACGCCATCGCCAATCCGACGCCCCAGGCTTTCGCCGCGCTAGCGCTCAAGTATCCGCAGCAGCGCGAGGCATTCAAGCAGGGATGGGACACGCTCAATATGGCCCAGCAGCAGGCCGAGCTGCGCGACGGTTCAGAGTTGTTGGCTACGCTGCACAACGGTCGTAATGACCTGGCCGTCAGCAAGTTGGACCAGCGCATCGAGGCGGCAAAGAACAGCGGCGCACCGACCGAAAAGCTCCAAGGCCTGCGCGACATGATCGCAGCCGACCCCAAGACCGCCTATGGCTCGGTCATGCACATCATCAGCGGCCTGCCGGGTGGCGACAAGATCATTTCCGGGCTGGGCGCGGCGCAGGAAACCGAGGGCAAGGCGGCCATGTTGCCGGGTCAGGTGCGCAAGACCAATGCTGACGCGGCGACGGCGGAAGTTGCGGCCGGTAATGCACCCACGGCAGCGGTTCTCGGAAATCAGAGAACCGCCGAAGAGATCAAGACGGCGCAACTCAAGCGCGACCTAGACACTATCAACGCGCAAATCTCATCCGCCAACAGCGAGACGGAACGCGGGCGCCTGACTTTGGAGCGCGACAAGCTGAATGCCGAGCTGGCCAAAAATGGCTTGCAGGCAGCCAACAGCGCCCAAGACACCATGGACACGCTCACGCAGGCGCTGGGAACGGTGGATGGCCTGATGAAGCACCCCGGCCTGTCTAAAGGCACCGGCATGGGCGGCGACTTTGCGGCTTGGTTCAACGGTTCCAATGCTGCCGACTTTCGCACGCAGGTCAAAACGTTGCAGTCTCAGCAGTTCCTGGCGCAGGTAGCGGCCATGAGAGGCACGGGTGGGCTATCTGACGCCGAGGGCGCAAGGCTTGAAAGAGCCGTGGCCAGTCTTGACACGTCCCAATCAACCGGGCAATTTAAAACCGCGCTTGGCGTTATCAAGGCCAGCTTGGAAAAAGCCCAAGCCAAAATCTCCGCGCGAGGCCAGCTGCCGACTGCAGGCGGCGCACTGGTGGTGACCGTACCGCGCTACGGGGGCGTGACCGATGGCGACATCAACCGCCTGATGCGTGACCATCCCGGCGCTACGCGGGCGCAGGTCATCCAGTTTCTGCAGCAGGCGGGCGGAGGGCAGTGATGGTCGACCAAAGCGATTTCCCCAAGTCATTCAAAGACCCGGTTTATGCGGCCCTGGATTCCAGCACGGAGCAAAAGCTTGGCCTTCCGGTGGGCATCGTCTCAGCCATCCGCACCCACGGCGAACGATCCAACGCCGATGCGGTGAGCAGCGCCGGCGCGACCACGCCCTACCAGTTCACGCCCGCGACCCGTGACGCTGTGCTAAAGAAGTACGGCATCGATGTAACCCTGAGCCCTGAGAATGCATCCGAAGGCGCCGGACTACTGCTGAAAGAAGGACTTGACCGGAATAAGGGAAATGCCGAGGCGGCTGTACGCGAGTACCACGGCGGCACCGATCGCGCCAACTGGGGGCCGGTGAATGACAAATACTGGCAGCGCGTGGCCATCGGCTTGCAAACATCCAAAAACAAAGCCTTGTCCGAAGATTTTGGCCGGTGGATGCAGAGCAATCCAGCCACGCCAGCGCCCGCGCAGGCTCCTGCGGCGCAAGCCCAGGCGCCTGCAAATAACCAGCTCTCGCAAGACTTTGGCGTATGGCTGAAACAAGTCAAAACGCCCGACGGCGCCCCGCAAATTCCGGTGGCTCCTGAACAAGACGCCGCTTATCGGCAATGGCTGGCTGGCCAAACACCGGCGCAGTTGCGGCCTGATCCAAGCCTGACGGACATGGCCATTGGCACGGGCGAGGCTGCGCTGACAGCGGCCACAGGCGTCACCGGTGGCACGCTTGGCATGTTGGGCGGCACACTCAAGGGGCTAGCTGAACAAATCCGGTCGGGCAAGTTCGGCACGCCGGAAGCCGCCAATCTGGTCGAGCAGGCCGCCACCCAGGGCGCGCAGGCCATGACCTACGCGCCGCGCACGCAGAGCGGACAGGATCGGGCTGGAGCGCTTGGTGAGGTCATGCAAGCCACCCTGCCGATGGCGGCAGTACACCCATCGCTTGCAATCCCTGGCGCCGTCAGGCCTGCCGGCTCGCTCGGCACGCTGGCCCGCGCTGGCGCAGAGGGCGCGGTGCGCGACGTTGCCAACGCTGCCGCCAGCCCGGCTGAGATGGCCGGCGTGCTGGCTCCCGGCCTGGCTGGCGATGTTGCGGCGCGCGGCGTCTCTACGGGGATTGATGCGGCCAGCAACGCGGCAGGCAGGGTGGCCGCCATCGCAAAGGGCGCCACGACGCTGCCGCGCAGAGCGATGGAGGCGGTGACGGGCGCAAGGGCTGAGCCCGGCGCAACGCCAGGCACACTGGGCAGCGCTGGTGCGGCTGGCACTGACGTTGCAGCACAGCGGCTGGCCACGGCTGCCGGCCTACCCGTGCCCGTGGACGACTTGCTAACGAAAGGAATGATCTCACGAGATCCCGCACAGCTCAACTTCGAGGTGGAAACCGCCAAGCTTCCGGAGGCGGGGGCGCCATTGCGCCAGCGGGTCAACGACATCAACCAGAGGTTGCTGAAAAACTTCGACACCGCAATCGACCAGACTGGCGCCCGGGCCCCTGATCTGC